CCGACGGGGATGTGCAGCGTGTACCGCTGCACCGTGAACGTCGCGCCGCCCGCTTCCGGGTTCGACTCCTGCGCGTCGTACGTCTGCACCTTGCACGGGCCGTGCTTCCACGGGTGGTTGTCAGGCCACACGGGGTCCGGATAGACCACCACCGGAGGCGTGGTCACCACGCCCGTGTTCGGGTCCGTGACCGGCTCACCTGGGCGGACGATCGTGCACGTGTCGAGCATCGTGGACTCCGCGTCGGCGCGGGACTCCAGGAGCTGCTCGTGCAGCTCGGAGCCCAGGTCGAAGCTCAGCATGTCGGCCCCAGCCGCACGGTGAACGCCTCGTTCCGGGGTAGCAGCCGCGCCCACTCGTCATCGGTGATGTACAGACCACCGGCCGAGCGCGAGGAGTCCACGGTCTTGGTGACGGACCCGTCATCGACCGAACGCGTGATCTGCCGCAGACCTTCAGGGTTGCGTGCGACACGCGCCACCGCCGCCGCGGTGACGTGCACCACGACGTCGCCGAACGTCGGGTCCGCCAGGATCCTGGCGTCTAGGTCGGGAACTGCGCCGCGGATCTGGTTCTCCGCGCTGGCGATCCACCAGTTCCACTGCGTGATCGTGGCCGGGTCAGTCGGGATGGGACGCCCGAGCTCCGCAGCGACATCAGCGATTGTCGTGTAGGCCATGGCGCCCCACCCCTTCCGTGATCAGTCCGTCGACGGCGCGGCAGCGGCCTTCTCAGCCGCCGCCTTCTCGACGGCGTCCTTGATGGCGTCCCGCCCGGCCTCGGGCTCGTACGCGACGCCGTTGTCGTCGGCGTACTTCGCCCACTCGTCGCGGCCCGCGTTGCCCTTGGGCAGCTCGTCGCCGCCCGTGGCCGGGTCGTCGCCGCCGATCGGGTCGGCGGTGGGGGTCCCCGTTCCGCCGTCGGGCCCGTCGGTGCCCGCCGTGCTGGCGGTCTGGGCGCCCCTGGTCGCGGTCCGCGGCGCCTGGCCGTCCTCCCACGCCTTCGGGTTGGTGATCTGCACCGCGGCCCATTTCGGGGGCGTCTGGCCAGGACCGAACGCGACCGTGGCACCGTCCCTGCCCACGACGTGCACCCACGCCTTGAGGACCGCCATCACTTCACGTCCGCGATCATGAGCTTGCGGGCGTCGCGCAGGATCGGCATCGCCACCGCGTCCACGTACGTGAACTGCCGGTACGGCGGGCCGACCTTCTCGATCACGCCGACGATGCCCGGCGCCTCCTCGAAGGAGAAGTCGACCTCGTTGGAGTCGACGAGCTCCAGCGCGGTGGCCGAAACACCCCACGCGGTGGCGCCCAGGTCGCCCAGGTTGGCCGGCGTGAACAGCACCCGGTCGTCCGGGATCGTGCGGGTCGCGACCCCGTCCACGTCGACCTGAGTGTCGTAGGGCTCGACGAAAGTCGGCAGGCCCTCGGCCGACAGCAGGTCGTTCAGCTCGGTCCGGGTCACGCGGGTGCGGCCCTGGGTCGAGCCGTACACGGCGTCGATGATCTCCTTGTTGCGCTGCAGCAGGCGCAGCACAGCCAGGGAGGTCCGCGCCGACGCGGGCGGCGTGCCGTTGTTGGCGACGAACACGTCCTGCCAGGCAACCATGTTGGTCAGCGGCGTAGAGGTCGTCACGTTCGACCACGCAGTGGCGGCAGTGACGATCTGGTTCGCCGGGACGCCGAAGTCGGCCTCGCCCTGGTAGCCGTTCTCGTTAATCGTGAGCTTGCCGTCGGTCAGGACGTCACCCCACGCCTGCTCGAGACGGGCCTGCACCTCACGGGTCAGGTTGGTGCCGTCGTTGTAGACGGAGTTGGCCAGCGCACGCTGGTTGGTGCCGCCGATCCGCGCGAACTGCAGCTGCAGCCGCTCGTACTCGCCCATGTTCAGGGACGAGGACAGCGGCAGGAGCCGCACGCGCTTCTCGGTGCCGCTGTCACGCTCGGAGACGTGGATCCGGCCGTCGAAGCTGCGGAACCGCGCGGTGCGGTTGGTGCGGACGATCTCCGCGAAGTCGACGGTGTTGTCCTCCTCGATCTGCGTCGGGAACGCAGCCGAGAGGGAGAAGTCCGCCGGGGTGGGGACCTCACGCACGAACGTGGTGAGGGCGACCGGGTCGACCGGTCCGTCCAGGAACAGAGCCATGGTGTGTGCCTTTCCGGTCAGGCCGAGTAGATGATGTGCTTGAGCTCGGCCTCAGCAGCGGCGTCGAGCGCTCCGCTCGTGCCAGCGTCGATCGGCAGCTTGGCTCGGCTGACGAAGCCGTGGACGAGGTAGGCGCCGCCCACCTTCGTGGAGCCGGTGTTCACCGTGAGCGACCCGAACAGGTGCCCGACGGCGGTCTCGGTGCCGTCTGCTGCGGCAGGGTCGTACGGGCCGTACAGCCCGGTCGCCGTGATGACGCCGAGCACGATGCCCGAGGGGATGTACCCGTTCGGGAAGTGGTCGGCCTCGGTGAACGCGGCGATGTCGAGCGAGCAGCTGGGCGTGGTGCCCGGCTCGGTCCCGTGCGAGGAGAGCAGCCACGACCGCTTCTCGACATGGGACTGCGTGGTGGTAACGGAGATGTCCGTCATGGGTCAGTCCTTCCTGGTCACTGGGTGTTGCCGAAGCGCTTCTGCGCCTCGGCCTTGCCCGCCTCGCGCGGGTCGACTTCGGTCCCCGCGCCGCCGCCCTGGGACGGGTCGGGCCTGGGAGTTCCGGGCGTGGGGGTTCCGGCCGGCGTCGCGCCAACCTGGGTCTTGAGGTTCTCGGCGTCCGCGGCGAGCTCCTCGGCGGTGCTGCCCACCAGGCGAGGAGCCAGGTTGAGCGGCAGGCCTGCGTTCGCGGCCGCCGTGAACTTCGCGGCCTGGATCTCGGCCACCTCGGCGCGCTTGTTGGCCGCCGCCAGGTCGTCCGCCGCCTTCTGCTCGGCGGTCTTCTTCGAGTCGTCGATCTGCTTCTGCAGAGCGGCGGCGTTGGCGACGGCGTGCTCGCGAGCCTCGCGCTCGGCGACCAGCGCCCTCTTGCCCGGGTCGCCCAGGGCGGCCCATGCCTCATCCGACACGTCGGACGGCTTGGGCAGGTCCGCGGGCGGGGTCCCGGTGCTGCCCGGCGCGGGAGCGCTGCCAGCCGGAGCGCCGCCCGCGGGTGCCCCGCCGGCCGGGGCTCCACCTGCCGGAGCTCCACCGGTGGGTGTTCCGGTACCGGTGGGCGGGGTGCCTGGGGTCCCGTTCGCGGGGTCCTGGGCGTGGAACCGCAGCCGCGTGAAGCGGGGGTGGTCCAAGCCTGGGGTGGGCAGGATCGGCAGGCGAGTGCGTGCATGCATGGGGATATCTCCGAGTCGCTCGGTGGTGGTCTCCGCCGCGTCGCGCGACGGGGAAATCGGGGGTGCTTCAGCGCACTCGTCGGGCGACGCCGTCGACGATGTTGAAGCCGGGCTGCACTGGGCGGATCCATCCGTAGTCGCGCAGCATCTGCAACGCCTCGTCCCGGTTGCGGGCTCGGGCGTAGATGGTCTCGGGCATGAGCCGGACGTTGAGGGCCGAGAAGTAGCGGTCGCCGACCGACCGCCGCGCCGCGCCGCCCGTAACGCCGGCCGCGTGCATCGCTCGGTAGGCCAGGCCACGGCGCGTGGTGCCCTCCAGCGTGTACTGGATGCGGCGGTTGAAGATCTGCGCCGGCTGCGCTTTCTGGCGGTAGGCATTGATGATCTGGATCGGGTCGGCGCCGTCGCGGAATGCCTGTGCGTTCGCCTTCGATCCGAGCGCCTTGGCCAGTGCACGGTCGTCGAGGCTGCTGAGATAGCCCTCCACACCTACCGTGACGTCGTCGGCCGTAGCCTCCGCCTGCGGGATGTTCCGGCAGTCGCAGCGCGGGTGACGCCTGAACGCGGTCCCCGCGCTGGTCCACGACCCGGCCAAGACAACGCAGCGCCCGCACGATGGCGGGGTGAGCATCCGCACGTACCCCGTGACCCGCCGTGAATGCCCCGCCATCTTCTCCGCGGTGCGGCCGGTGTCCGACAGCACCGTGCCCATCGCGGTCGTCAGGAACTGCCCGCCGGCCGCGAGCGCCGTGGTGACCGGGGCTCCTTCAGCGATGGCCTGCTTGGCGTGGGTGACGCCGCCGTACAGGAGGGTCTCGGTGGGGCGGCCGTCACCGGTCGAGCCGACCAGGGTGGTCGGTTCGATGTCGTATGCCGGGCCGTAGAGGCGTTGGCCGGTCTCGGTCAGTACGGCGGGGATGTAGGCCAGGGCGCCGGCGGTGACCCGTTCCTGTGCGAGGTCGATGATCTGGAGCATCTGCGGGGCGAGGATCGGCCAGGAGGCGTCGAAGTCGTCGCTCATGCGTCGCCAGCTGCGCATCAGAGCAGCGAGGGCGGCCTGGATCTCGGTGCGCTGCTCGGCGGAGTAGGTCTCAGCCGACCGGGGCAGGGTCGGCAGTCCCGGTGTTGGCACCGGTGTTGCCCTTCTCGTTCAGGAGCGCCAGGTAGGGGTCGGA